GACATATTCCGGTTGCTTGACGGTGTGGTAATATCGTGTGAGGAACATTTCATCAAGCCTGAAAAGGAAATTTATCTTCGCCTTTGTGACAAATATAGCCTTAAACCGTCGGAATGTTTGTTTACGGATGACAGAATGGTGAATGTGTTGGGTGCAAAGGCGATTGGAATGGAAGCTGTATTGTTTACAACAACCAAAAAGTATATTTTTGAAATAGAGCGAATTTTCGGGATCAAAATTGAACAATAATAGCTACAGCCAGTGATGGTGATCGCACTCAATGAAAAGATTGTACGCTACCAAAAGCGAATAGGCTTACAGGGCTACGAGGGATTGCCCTTCGGAACGTATCTCATCCGGATAAATGAGAAAACATTCAAGATCCAACTCTCCAAATAACCGTAAGGCGGGTATGCTTCACGCACCCGCCTTTTACATTTGCATATCTCCCGTTTTTTTACGAATATTGCATATCGGTAATCAACAAATAAGATAAACAGGAATATGGGTATCGGGAAATGGATAGGTGGCGTCTTGGGATTTATGGCGTTCGGACCGCTAGGCGCTCTAGCCGGCATTATATTAGGCTCTTTCTTCGAGGAAGGGGCAAATATGACGGGGCAGTCTTTCGGTGGCGGCACCAATTACGATGATGAATATACACGAAGAGACCCATACGCCGGGGAACGTAACAGTTTCCTTTTCTCCATGTTGGTTATGGCATCCTATATCATCCGTGCCGACGGGAAGATCATGCATAGCGAGATGGAATACGTCCGTCAGTTCCTCCAGAGAAACTTCGGCGAGATCGCCGTAAGCCAAGGTGAGGAGATATTGCTAAAGCTTTTCGACCAAGCCAAACGCATAGATCAAGAGAACAACATGGGATTCAAGAATACCATCCGGGAATGCGGAACCCAGATCGCATACAACCTAAGTTATGAGGAGCGGCTGCAACTGCTCGCGTTCCTCGCCGAGATCGCTAAGAGTGACGGGAATGTGTGCGCAGCTGAGATCAATGCCTTGAAAGAGGTAGCGATGGCGATGGGAATGTCTGATAGAGAAGTCGAATCCATGTTGAACCTAAAAGGAAGTTCCTTGGACGATGCCTACAAGGTGCTAGAGATAGAACCGACCGCCACGGACGAGGAAGTCCGTGCCGCCTATCGCCGGATGGCCGTCAAGCATCATCCGGACAAAGTAGCCAGTTTGGGAGAAGACATCCGCAAGGCCGCCAACGAGAAGTTCCAGAAAATAAATGAGGCCAAGGAAAGAATCTATCAATCGAGAGGCTTGAAGTAAGATTCGACAAACAGTATTACTTACGAATTGTCAGCCAATTACATTTACCAATATCTTCTTTATGATGTAAATATTCTTTCTCCTAAATAGAAGTGGACAGACATATCATACCTTACAAAAACGCAATTGGCTGTTTATAGAAAAACTTTTTCATATATATTTTCTAAATATTAGAAAACATTCATATCTTTGCCTCCGATTTTAGTAATCAAGCTATCACATAGTTTGGTGAGAGGGAATCCGGTGTGAATCCGGAGCTGTTCCTGCAGCTGTAATCCTCATTAAGTTGGTTAGAAGTTCAAAAGCCACTGTTCCTAAGTCGGAATGGGAAGGTTTCTAACCAGAGGAGAGCCAGAATACCTGCTAAAGTCTTACAATAACATCAAGCTTCCAGGATAGAAGTATGTGTCATACAAAAAACGATTCAATTTATTTTTTGAGACATAACCAGATAGAGGCTTGTTGTTTTATTTTGTGTACAAATAAAACACTATATGAGGCTTTT